TTCTTCATTAGTGCTAAGATATACTCTTGAGTGCTTAGGTGTTCTGTCGTATCTTGCTCTTTTAGATTCTTCCCCTACACTTGCTCTTGATCTTGCCTTATCTATATTACCACTATGTATTAGTTGGTTTTCTAAATCTATAATCTTATAGCGGTGCTTAACAAGTAGCCTCATAGCTTTATGTATCTTGTTAACCTCATCTCTATAACTTTCAAAAGTTTCGTTAAATATTACCATATTTTTTTATTTTTTGTTTTAGTTTATCGTTTTCCTCTTCTGCTCTTCTAGCTCTTTCTATTGCTCTATTCTTACTAAGCCTATATTCTGATACAGCCTTTTTATAAAGTCTTTTATTGTTAAGATTTTCTTGGAAGTAAAAGGTAATGTTAGAAATAGCCTCAGCCATCTCTTCTATTCTCTCTGTTTTTTTCTTTGTGTATTGCTTTAGTATAATACTAGCTAATAGATTAATATCACCCCATATCTCCATCTCTTTGAGATTGTCTATTTTTCTCAAAATAAAAGATCTATAATAGATTCTAAAGATAATAGTAACACACTAAGCCCTAATAAGAATAAAGTGAATAGCCCTAGTGAGAAATAGTATTTTAGTTTTTTCATTTGTTTAGTTCTTTATATAAGTTTTCTAGCATTGTTTTAGTTTCCTGTAGAGTTTGTTTTTTAAAACCATCCTCACAATTTCTAATTAAGTATTGTAAGTTACCTTTTATTTTACCGAACTCTCCTGCTTGATGTATATCCATAATTATTAATTTTTATGCTAATATACAAAACAAAACAATATAAACAAATGTTAATTACTTTTTTTTATTTTTTATCGAAAATAGTAGAACAAATAGCTATTCTTTGGTTTGCATCTTTGTATTCATTAACCATAGTAGGATTACTAATACATCTTTGCATAAAGTCTTTTCTAGATTCGTTTGATTTTGGTTTAGGTAGTGGCATAATTAATATGTATTTTGTGAGCGTTTTTCTCATCCAGTAGATAACACTCTTTATTATTTCGTTTCTTAGTCCATAAAGTAGTATCTGGACAATACAGCTCTACAGTTTCTTGTTTAGCTAAATCATTTAGCCAAAATATATAATGCCCTTTAGGATCAGCTACAAAGTACAAAGCCTGTGCATCCTCAGCTAAAAGTTTATCAAATTTATATTTTTCTATCATTTTCTTTTCATAATACTTTTTTCTCCACTTAATCTCCATTACAACCTGATTACCTTTTGGAGAAGTACCAATACAGTCAAAATGTTCATAGCCACCCCCACACCACTCTAGATTCCACCCATCTTGATTTAATAGGCTTACTATGGTTTGCTCGAATTGATGTACTTTATTTAGATTCATATATCTCATTTATATCCTCTATCCAACTTCTATACAACCTACCATTACAGGTGCAGGGCTCATCGTATTTATGTGAATATAGTTCCGAGTGCAGCCTAGCTACTAACTTGATCTGTGTTTTATTAAGCTCGTTTTGTTTTTTTCTATTTAAAAACTTTTCCCAAAGTATCCTATCTTCTTTTACCATAACTTTACTTTATTTGCTTTATCTTTTCGTTTGTCGCACCCACAATCATCTCCCCATATCTTTTTTACGATCCATTTTATTGCTGTATAGGTTGTAATCTTTTCTATTAAATCTCCTAGCCTCATAAGTGTTTTTTTTCTGTATATTTTGATATTAAAAATTGTTTTATCAAATATGCTTGTTTTGTTTTAGTATCTCCTTTACATACAAACTTTCTTTCTTTACAATTATGATTAGAGATACATTTTCTAATATTATCTGTTAGTATCCAATTATATTGCATACCATCATATATAACCCAATATTTAGCTTTAGTTGTACTTATACCTGATGGCTTCTCATTAGAGGCGGTTTCTATTATGATATTACCTGTTTTTAAACTTCTGTTATCAAACTTAACCTCTACACCAAAATTTAACTCTGGTATAAAAATATCATACTCTTTAAAGTAGCCATCTACTATGTAGGCGTTTTTGTATTTCTCTTGTATCTTATTTAATACATATATTTCGTGAAACTTACCTCTTTCTAAATCTGCTTTAAAATCTTCTACCATTCTATATTTTTTATTATTAGCATCTTAGTATTCTTATAAGTATTGTAAAGACTATAGTAGCTTATTCCTGTTTGCTTAGATAATTCAGCTATTGACATTCCATCAGAAATTAAATCAAAGATTTTGCGATCATACCAATACATTTTATCTAAAAGAGTATTTAGCTCTATCATTTTACCTGTAATGTCTTTATGTTTTGTGTTTACTTCAGGCTGTATATATTTTTCTAAGTAATCTACATTGACTTTTTGTATCTTAGATTCTTTTCTACATAAATCTAAAAACAAAGATTTTAAAGTACGATACATATAAAAATAGTTGATATCATCATCATAAGTTATATCTAACCCTTTATCGAGCAAAATAGAAATTTTTAGGTAAGCCTCTTGTACCACATCCTCACATAGGTATCCTTTACACCCAAAACTTCTTACAGTTCTTATCCAGGTTTGATGTTTACTCGCAAGTTTCTCAAGAGTTGTCAATGTTTAATTGTTTTTTAGTTCTATATTTTATTAAATTTTTACCACCTATTTCAAAACCTACATTGTTCAATATTGACTTAAACATTATTGGGGCTTCGTGACTTGTAGGTTTATAGCCCAAAGAAATTTCCTTCACTTTTGCGACAAAAAGTCTAGTATACATCCAAGAATCTGGACTTGCAATATATCTATGAACTATTAAAAAATCATCACATCTATTGCCATTTACAGCACCCCCCTCACTATCTCCTATAGTAGGCGGAGGAGTCATACCAGATTGAGGATGATTAGGAGAATGTTTACGGCGTAGGCTCTCAGTCACGGCGTGCGCACATATCCAAGTTGATACATTATATTTTTTGCAAAATAACCGAATCTCAGTCAAGCACTCATAGCTGTATTCATAACCATTTGTGTTTCTTAAATCTTTTCTTAAAGAGTTTATAGGATCAATTAATAATCCGTCATAATCCCAAGCATCTTTTACTTTTTCAGCTAAGTCTAATAATTCTTTGTAAGTGTATTGCCTGTTTATGTCAACAAACTTAAAATGATTATACACAAAGTCTCTAGACTTTTCGTAGTCTTTCTCTTCTATTTTGTTTATAGGTTTGCCTTCTAAGAATTCAATAAGTTTTTTTATGAGTTGTACAGCGTCATTTTCTGACGAAAATACTAGCCATTTAATTTTATGTTTTATTGAATAAAGTAACATAAGATAAAACGTGAAGTGTGTTTTACCTACGTTATTATGCCCCAAAATAAAATTCATATTTCCAGCAACAAAGCGGAATGAAGCGTCTAGCTCTTTATTACCTAGCTTTAATGCCTCTTTGACTTTACCTTTTCTAAAGTCGTTTAGTTTGTTAATATGTTCATCGTAGTTTATAAGCATAAAAAAAGGGGGTAGTTAGCCCCCTATATTAAAATAGTTTATTAGAATGGTAGATCATCTTCTCTGTCTGGAGACTGAGCCTCCACAGCTACTTCCTCACGATACTCTCTAACTCTCCATCCTTGTAAGCTAGTGAAGTAAAGAGTTTTGCCCTCTCTGTTTTCCCAAGCTCTACCTCTAACATTGTAAAATACCTCTACGTTGTTACCTACTTTACAAACAGGATCTTCTAAAAGTCCTACATTGTTTTGTGTGAAATCGAGAGCTACTACCTGTGGATATTTATCCATAGTTTCTATAACTAGCTTTCTTACTCTGAAATTACCTTTTTCTTCTAATTCTGTGATTTGTTTTACTTTTCCTTTAATTGACATTTGATTCATTTTTTATTTATTTACGAAATTTATTAGTATTTGTGCATCTGCGATAACAGTATGTATATCAGCTTGAGGGTTACCTCTATTGAAGTCTACTGCTGCCTTAACCATTGATTGTCTTATAATCAACTGATCTTTATTGTTGTTTACTGTAGGTTGAGGATTGTACTCTAGCTTAGCTGTTTTGTATTCCTCATTGGTAATTTTAAATTCAATTAAATCTCCCACAGATTTTTTGAAGCTTCCCTTTGCCAAAAATTGGTATTCTTTACCATCATCAAAGGTTACTTGATACTTGTTAAAAGTTCCTGAAGCGTTTGTATATTCGCCTCTAGGACTGATGTACTTGATTTTTCCTTTCATTTTGTAATTTATTAATTTTTTGTGTTAATGATTGTATCCTAAGATTTAGAAAGTGTATTTGCTCATCTTTTGGATCTTTGTAATTATATTTCATATTATAAAGTTAAGTAAAAAAAATTGATTTAAACAAATGTTAATTAAAAAAAAAGAGGCTTACAGATGTAAACCCCTCTCAAAACAAAGGAAAAAAATTATAAATTAGTTACTTTTTGTTTATATTCATTTATTAAATCTACTAAATCTTGATCAGTTTGTTTTATTATTTTCTTACTTTCTATTAACAATTCCTCTGCTATATTATATCCATACTCTTTATTTAGATTCATAGCAAAGATATACTGTCTACCATAAAAGTGGCAATTACAACTATAACACTGGCTTCTGCAATTCCGTTCATCCCATCTAAGTATTCTAGATTTCCTAGAAATAAAATGTCCGTTCTGCATACCCTCACCTTTCCAATATGCTTTTTTGTTACAGGTATAACATTTTACTATTCCGTTTTTATCTGCATATTTACGCCTTATGTATTCGCTAAATACAGCATCTAACTTTTTAATTAAATTTTTTCTAGAAATTTTACGTGGCATATTGTAATTTACAAAAAAAAAGTATAACTTTGCCTATATATATATATATAATATATACACTTCCCTTAAACAACTTACTCTGTAAATAATATATATTAATTATATATACCGCTATTTTTTGTTTATTGATTTAAACACTTTCTCAATACCTCTACTACCAAAATAAAAAATAGTCATAGTAGAAAACAAAGAAGTAATACTTGGTATGTATTGCTCTCGTATTTGAAACTCTCCTAAGTTACCATCAAAGAAAATACAGCTCATATATAATAAAAACATAGCACCATAAGAAATAGGGCGTACTAATCTAGTAATATTGTGCTCATTGTCAGATTGTAGCCTTTTAGTTACCTCTTGCATCTCTATTTCGTCTTGTTTTAAGAGTTCTAAGGCTATTTCTCTATCTTTCTCTGACATAGTATCATCTTTGTCTAAAATGTTCTTTACAAGTCCTAATACACCATTGTCTGGTAAAGCTGTACCTACCAAATTTACAATATCACTACCCTTAGACAATAAGAATTTGCCTACTTTAGTTTCGTTAAATTTCTTTTTACTCATAATAAAATCTCCATTTTAATTGTATAATTACTAAGTATATGTTTAGCTCCTCATAGTTGTATTCTTCAGGCTCAGCAGGAAAATAATTAAATCCTAAATTAAGTCCATTAGGTAACAAAAGTATAATTTGAAAGTCCATTAGTAAGTCCAGATTAAGTGTGATGGTTTGTCTTTGTCTATATCAACGTGTATAAACGTATTTGCTATTCCTATTCTGTTAAATCCTACATCTAAAAGAATATCTACTAGCTCAAATCGATCCTTAGAGTTATTACAGTGTATATCTACTGCAAGTCCTTTAAGGTGGCTAGAGTTTGGTGATGCTTTATAGCCTCTTGCTTTTAGATCCTCGTTATACTCTTTTGTTCTATAACCGCTTGTTATTTTTATAGGTTTATCAAACTTTTCTCTAGCTAAGTCTAACATCTCTAATATTTCAGAATTCATATTTTTACCTGATCCTAACTCATCAGGGCTATCAAATTCTGTATAATTAAAATATCTCATAATTTATAATTTAGTCCAACTTTAATTTCTTTTAGGTTTCTATCCCAATATCTCTGCAAGGTTACTTCTGTAAATACACCTAATTTACCCCATCTAAATCCAAATACAGATCCTGCAGAATAGTCTAACCAATCTCCATCTACAAAGTTATTATAAGAATATCTTTCATCTCCACTCATTAGCTTATGTTTAGTTAGTATGTTACCGTATAAATGTAGCCAGAAGTTCTTTTTATAGTGGTAAAAGTCTAAACCTGCAACTACTGCTAAATCCGCAAAGCTACCTATCTTAGATAGTTCCTCAGCATTGTAACGATTAACTACGTTTTGAAATATACCATTACGATAATCTGCATCACTTGCTGCTATTAAGTTTCCTTGTTGATTAAACCATAAATAGTCATAGCCTAAACTTTCTCCTGTAAATGGATCTATCATCTCGTATAATTGATCTGTATGGTATTCGTAGGCAAGTTCCCACCAAGCATTTTGCTCTAAGTATTTTTGAATAGGATTATGCCCATAGGCTTTTGAATAACCTCTATAGATTGAACCGACACTTAAACTTAATTTCTTACCGATAGGCAATCTAAACCTAAGCTCTGCACTTTTATAGTCTATATCAATTAATTCGTTCTTTTGATATTCGCCTTTTGCTAACCAATACTTAGCTAAATATCTTACAAATACTTCTTGATTTTCAAACTCTCTAGAAGCTTGTCTACCTCTTGAATATTCATATAAATACTCTAAGCCTTTATAAGCACCTATATTAGATTTTACAGATTGATTCTTTTCCGTACCATCATAGAACTTATTTCTATCTTCATATTGAAAAAAGGCTAGTTTTCTAATACCATAAGTAGCCATCATATCAGATGGGTGTTTACGAGTAGTCTCTATTAGCTCATTATCTTGAGTAACTACAAATGTTTGTGGAGCTTGTATCGAGTTAGTTTGCGAGTAAGCACCATATATAGTAGAATACTTAAATACCTTTTTAAATATGTTATCCTTTTTTTCTTGACTGTTTGCGTTTATACTTACGATAAGAGCGCACAATATCATTATTAATTTGTTTATGTTTTTTTTCATAATAATAACCTCCTTTTTGTTTATCTAGTTTTCGTTTTTTGTTTTTAGGGTTTTTTAAAATATTAATAGTTATCCCTGCTGATACACCCCCTAATACAGCTGAAAATAAATCGTTTTTATCTATCGGTGAATTTCTTACAGCTGCATCTATAGTCTCTTTTACAATACCCATACCAATAGAAGCTGATACGCCATTCCAAAAAGCTTTTTTCTTATTAGCAGTTTTTCGATATGTAAAGTCATAAGCCATAGCACTTGCTGTAGCTCCTACTAGAAAATGTAACCTATGTTCTGGGCTTAGTTTTTTATCGTAACTTTGAAAGGGAATATCATTAGGCGCATTGTTTTGAGATAATGTAAAAAATGTAACTAACCCTAGAAGCGTTGTGATAATAATTCTTCTATATGTTTGTTTAATTCTTCTCTCCAATTTTCAGGTAGTTTTAATGTTATACCGCTTTCTATTCTTAACTCCTCCTCACCATCATTATATAAAACAATAGTAGGTAGGTATTTAATCTCTTTAAATCGTTTTGGTGCTTTAGACATATATAAAGTTTCTATATTGTAATCCTTATAATTATCTAAAGATACCTGCTCTGCAAATTCTGCTGTATACTGAACTATCGAAATAGATTCAGTTTGTGCAAAATTAACAACCCATACAAAAAGGGCAATTCCCGTTACATTCCATTTCATCTATTTTTACTTATTTGATACAATCTTTCATCAATCTTATTAAGTTGTTCTTTAATTTCTCCGACTGATTTTTCTAAACCCTCTACCTTTTCATTAGTGTTAGATATTTCTGATCGAACCAATTCATCTTTATAACTCCACTCAATTTTAGAGACTTCAGGTTTAGGTAATTCTTTTGCTACAGCTATATCAGACTTTAAAGCAAAATACATACTTGCTAAACTAATAGCACCACCTACTATAATACCTATAGTTTTAAGATCTAAAGTTACATTGGTATTCTCACCTATCTTAGTCATCTTTTTTTAGCTTTTTATATTTAGCTTTATATTCACTCCATCCATCAGGAGCTTTACCTTTCCATTCTATAATAGCATTATTCCCATCTAACTGTATTTTATGTGAGTGGGGGGTAGGTATGCTATTAATTTTATGTATTAATTCTTTTCTAGATTTAAAATTATATTTCATCTTGATCCTCTTTATTTATACTTTCGTTAATTATACTTACAATTTTTTGAGCTTGAGGTAATAGCGCTATAGGCATAGTACCAATAACCTCATTAATTCTTTTTATTTGATCTTCTGTTATTTCCATATTAATCTATATAATCATCTTGATAATTTTCAGGTAAATAGCTTTCCATTTCTGCTATCTGCTCTGCTGTTAATTCGTTTTTATAAAAATCATTAGCTAACACAAACTTAAAGTGTTCTTTAACAACTTCAACTTGTTCTTCACTTGTATTGTTATCAGCTATTTCTAAAAGTTGGTTAGGTAGTTGAAATTTAATATTATCTATATCAGACTGCCCATAACCTTTTTCTGTTGTTATTATATTTCTTTTCATAATTAGCATTTACAATTATTACACTCTTTTATTTCTTTTATTTCACTCTTTAGCTCCTGTATAGCTTTTACTAAAACAGGTACTAATCTACCATAACTAGCTTCTAATTTATCAGGATTTTCAGAGTAAACTAATTTTAAATAGTCATTATCTACCTCTTGTAAATCTTGTGCAATAAATCCTAAATCTTTTTGTCCTACTTTACCACCATCTCTCATATCCCAATCAAAAGTAACAGGCTTTAGTTTTTCAATTATATCTAAACCATAATTAGAATCCTCTATATTTGTTTTATCTCTTTTATCTGATAAAGCTGTAATACTCGTTACTTGGCATCTTAAAGTAGTTATAGATGCATTTCCTAAAGTTATTGTATTACTAACTGAGGTTGATGATGGCTCTGAATCATAACCTATAATAGTATTATTACTCCCTGTTATATGATCCGATCCTGCAAAATAACCTATAGCTGTATTTCTAATCCCTGTAGTTACATCAGTTAAAGCATAATTACCAACTCCTACATTAAATCCACCTGTACTACTCCCTGAAACGCCTTTTAAAACACCTTTACCTACAGCTGTAATTCCTCCACCTGTATTAAAATATCCTGCCTCATCCCCTACACAAGTTCTTTCGCCATTTGTAGTATTAGAATAACCTGCATTATAACCTATATTAGTATTATCATTCCCTGATGTTTGTGAAAATCCTGCTTGATAACCAATACTATGATGATAACTTGAAGTGTTCAATCTTGCCGCCCTATAACCTACAACAACCACACCTGTACCACCTGCACCACCATCCTTAGCTTGATAACCAAGAATAGTACCATTTGAGCCAGTATGATTTTCGCCTGCCTCATAACCCATTATAGTATTAGAGCTTGAGGTAGTTAGAGTTTCTCCTGCCATAACTCCTACTATTGTATTACTGCCACCTGTAGTAATATCTTTTCCTGCTTGATAACCTATAGCAATATTTCTATCTCCACCATTTAAATCTTCTAATGCTTCATAACCTATTGCTACACATTGGTAAGAGTTGCTACCTCCTGAATTACCTTTACCTGCAAAAGCACCGATAAAAACATTTCCATAATTATTAATGCTTGGATCAACATATCTTCCCGCTTCAGTTCCCATACATACATTGTAATTAGAATCTGTTATACCTGCTCCTGCAAACTCTCCAATACAAAGATTATCTATTCCTGAAGTTAAATTATCTGCCGCACTTGCACCCATTACAAAATTTCCTGAAGGTGTTCCTGATAAACTTGATGGGATATTAATAAAATATGCTGAATCTGAATCTACTGATACATCACTTAAATCATTTAAAGCTGATGCTCCACCTCCACCACCTGATCCGTTGGCTGCTGCTGTTATTCTACCCTGTGCATCTACTGTAATATCTGCTGAGGTATAACTACCCGCTGACACAGCTGTATCATCTAAAGCTAGTGTAATGGTATCAGATGCACCATCAACTGTAGAGGTAAGAGCAGTTCCTCCTGCTATATCTAAAGTATCTCCTGTACTTAACACTCTAGTTCCGCCTACATCCCCTGTTATATTAAAGTCTGTAAGGTTAGATGGGCTAATTCTTACGTTATCTGTACCATCATAACCTACAACAAAATCTACATTTGCGGTACTTGTTTTTAAATCAAATTGTGAAAATTTTTTATTTGCCATTTTATTTTATTTTATTCTCTTGTTATATATGCACCTAATTCAGTAATTATATAATCACCTAGCTCAGTTAGTATCTCAAAAAACCTTGTAGGATCTACATACTGCTCATATATATTTCCCCAAGTATCAGACACAAATCCCCAGTCTGTAGTTTCGTATATCTTACCCCACGCCATTTTAAGTAGTATATTCATAGTAGATGTCTCCCCATCCATCCTCTTCAGGAAGCCCCCACCAAGTTGTGTTATATATATTTCCAAATGCCATTATTTATTAGTTTTATAAGTTGTTGTTATGTTTTGTGTATTATTGCTATACCAATTCATATTTAAATACTTTTTTAATTTTACTATATTTTTGTTTTTTGGTTTGTATCTCACAGTACCCATCCATTAAAGGTTGCATCAGTATCTGGGTAAACATCACTACCGCTATTCTGATTATACTCAGGAAATAAACCACTATTTTCACAAATATAATCTAGGAATCTGTTTGTATAATACTCTGCGGTATTTCTAGCTTTTTGTACTAAGAAATCTACCTCTACTTTACTTACAGTTTCAGCGTTCTCGCTTGTATGTTTAAATACACCACCATTCTTAATTTGATAAGCAGCGTAAGGTATATACTCAGCTTGAGCGTACCATATTAACATTGGTTGTAAATATTCGTTTACTAGTGTTAGATAGTTTCCTGCTAAACCTGCACCAGAAATATCAGCACCTATCTTATCATATAACTTAGTTCCTAAATAATTTTGTATCTCTATCTCTTGAGCTACTTTAATAAATTGTATAAATTTATCTGTATCTACATTACCATCTATTATAGAGTTTTTTACTAGATCTGTTCTTGTTATGAATAATACTGTAGCCATCTTTTATCTTTTTAAATTATCATAAGTGAATCCCATCTTATTCCAATAAGCAGCGGTATAACCCTCATACTGCATATTTCTAGGTGCTATAGCTACCTTTTTAGCATTAGTCTTAGGTTTAAAACCATCACTTATAGCTTTATTTGTGCTTACTGTATTACCTAAACTTCTATCACCATCTTTTCTAGCGTATATCTTTCTAGTGAAGCGATGAAAACATCGAGCCCCGCCTTTGTACAGCCAGATCGAATATGTTGCTGCACCACCTTCTCCAAAGCCTGGATTAACTGCTTTATCAGTCATAGCTATAATATCCTCTTTACGATAAACTTTATTAGCTGCCATCATTTTCTTACAAAACTCTCTAGATGAATCAGCTTTACCAGGTGCTTTAGTGTACATATATCTTACTAAGTATGTAACATCATCTTTCTTTTTACTTTTCCCATCTTGCTCACTCTCTTTGTATGGAGTTGCTTTACCTACTCTAGCTAATTTTACTTCGTTGTTTAGTTGCTCAATATTTGCATCTAATTCATCTTCTAAGTCATAGTCAACCTCGTGCTCATCTATTAAATCATACTCTTTTAATAAGTCATCTTCGTTTTCTCCTAAATCTATGAACTTATCTAATTCAGAAAGATTTGTAACCTCTGAGTGATCTTTACAAGGCATATACCAAACCATATCACCCTCTTTGTGTTCGTGGTAACCCTCGCATCCCATTTCTTTAGCTTTCTCTATAGCCTTTTCTTTAGTATCATAAACCTCTTGCCCATCTATCTTTTTTAGCTTAACACCTGTCTCCTCTTCTCTAGTTTCTGCATCCATTACATTAGTTAAGTCTGTAAATTCAAGTGGCTGAAGCGTTTTAAAGTATAAATGAAGCGAGATATCATTGTAGCCTAGTATTTTATCAAAAGCATTAATTAAAAGCGTTTGAAAAGGGCGTATAACCATATTATCCATTAATATGCTAGCGGTTTTTAGCTCATCAGCATTACTACCAAAGCCTGTGTTATCTTTTACACCAAGTAGCATAGGGCTTACAACTCTATGTGCTACCATAATCTTTTTAGAACTTTCATCACTTAAAAACTGGTACTGATTGTGAGCATCACTTAATTGAATTGGCTCGATTGTTGCAGCTGTACTCGGATCATCATTAAAAGCTAATATAAACTTACCAGCATTACTAGAGCCTGAAAATTTCTCATAGATACGCCTTTCTATCATCTCTCTTTCTTCGGGTGATGGAGTACCATTATTCATATTAATTAACATACTAGGTGCTAAACCTTGCAAAATATTATTTAGGTGATAATTAGATATTTCCTGTTCCAACTCGGCATATTGTGTACCTCCCTCATAATCTGGTGGTGAGTAGTATTTGTATCCTGATCTATAAGGCTTAACATAAAGTATTTCTAAGCCCTCATTAGACATACCAAAAGCAGGTATTCTTTTTAAATCATTGCCTCTACGATATTTAGCCCAGTCATTAAAGTAAAAATAAGCAGGTATCTCACCTTTCTCGTTACACTTTTCAGCCCTTAGAGTTTCTACAGGTATGTGTTCTAGTTTTACGATTCTACTTCTATCTTTAGAATAAATCACCTGTATTGCACATTGTCCCATTAATTTAAGATCAGAGCTTAATCTTCTTACTACCTCATCTTGAAATAAAGACTTCATTTGAGCGTATTCATTAGGCTTTCTACTAGAATCAGTAGCATCTAAACCTTTTCCGTAGATCATCTCTGAAATACCATTAATAATAGCCATATTAGTAGGTGAGCCATTATACCTATCTATTAAGTATTGAAAATAGTTATTATCTGATCCAAATTCTACCCAGTCACTTCCAGCTTTCTCCTTTACTTGAGGAGAGGTGTAAGTGCTTAAGTTAACAATACTTAATTGTGTTTTATTTTTCATATTATAATATAATCATTATCGTAAGCATCTGTGCCAGTTGGAACTGTATATGATCCATCATTAACTGAGTAGTAATCGTTGTTAGACTGATTAATAGTTTGATCTGTACAGAAAATCTTATCCTTATAAATGATACTTGCGCCATCTTTTACAGTCAAATCATAAAACCTACCCTCTACTAATACAGGGCTTAATACTTTAGATATTACTAAATAATTCTTATTTGTTGTTGTACTTATTGATGAGTATGTAGTTGAGGTATTCGTTGAATCATCTCTTAATATCATACTAACAGTACCTGCATAACTTCTAGGAATTATATTTAGAGTTTGTGATGATGCTGATGTTGTTAAGTGTATCATACCTATATAACGTACTTTCTTTAGATTTTGTACATAAAAAAAGAGAGGCGTATTACTACAACCTCCCTCTTATTACATTCAATCTACTACAATATACAAAAAAAAAGGGAAGTACAAAACTTCCCCTCTAACAAAAACTAATATTTATGAAAACTTAAATTAAGTCTAAGTAAAGATATAAAAAAAAGGGATACGATTTACATACCCCTTTAATTTTTCTGATTTTAATTATTCCTATTAGTTAGGAGTAATTTGTGATCCCTGATTAGCTCCTGTAACTACACTCGCTTGAGTGAAGTCTGGTGCTGCTTTCTCTGTAGCTATAAATGTTAAAGAGTAACCACTCTTATCTCCCATAGCTGCTCCTGTTCCAAAAGTACCTGTAGTTAATTCAGCTCCGTTCTCTTTACCTAGTAAGAAGTAGTTTCCATTGTAATCCTCTACCCAAATATGTGGGCGAGCTATTGCAAGAAGTCTTAATTCATCCTGAGTATCTTTATCTAAGAAAGTAAAGTTAAGAGTAAGGGTGCTTTCATAAAAAGTAGTACCATTGTCTCTAGAGCTTGTTACAGTAGTTTCTAAAGATGAATCACCTTTTAAATCAAACTGATATACGGTAGGAGTACCAGAAATAGCTGTAATCTCAAAAGAAGTGATTGTAATAGTGCCTAATCCACCAAAGTCAGTGAAATAAACACTTTTTAAACCACCTACTGCTGATTTACAGGGTACTGTTCTACCATTAGTTAATAAACAAGCCATATTCTAAAGTTATTATAAAAAGGGTAGCCTAAACCACCCCTCTTAGATTAGTTATTATGAATAGTAAACAATATCTGCTCCTACTCCAATTTGACATCCTGCTGTATATCTCATAATTACTCTAACATTCTGAGATCCATCTTTGTCAGCCATATCAATAAATCGAACTTCATTAATATCTGAGACTAAGCCCGTGCCAAAGAAAAGGTTGCTTTTGTAAGTAAGAAGCATTTTGTTGTTACCCATTCCGTTACAAACAAATACTGGAATACCTTCAAAAGTTAATTGTGCTCCATTAGAATACCAAGATGTACCTTGATTGTCGATACCAGCTGCACCTAAACCTGCTGTTCCAAAACCTCCTAAAGCTCTAATATAAGCTCTAGCTACATTTGTTGATACATAAAGAGTTAAGTCTGATTTCTGTAATGTTTGCTTATTAGCAGCATCTACTACAGCTCCCATTTGTGCAATTACATTAGCTGAATCAACAGCTACTGCTGCTACATCTACTACAGTTGCATCAGCTAAAGCTAAGTTTTGAAAACCATCAAAGTCATCAGCACCTGCTGCACCTGCCCAGATAGAAGTTTCTAAAGCATCTGCTACTTGAGCAGCTACTCTTGAGATTACATAATCCTCAAAAGAAGCAGGAATATCAGCATAAGCTGAAAAACCCAGCTCAATCGCTTGCCATTCATCTCTAAGCTCTTTTTTACATAACTGAGCGTTAGCTTGAAGTTCTTTAGTTTCTAAAACTTTCTCTGTTAAAGTAAGCGTTGTTGTTGTTGCATCAAAGTCACACGATGCACCTTTTACTACGTTTGCCCAAGCACCTACCTGAATTACAGATTTGTACTTTACATTAGGCATAATTGTCACTGCTCCTGCATCTAAAGTTGATGCACTAAGCAACGCACTGCCTATAATTTTACCACTAAATTCACCTGCGTAAGTTCCAGCGGTATAAGTTGGATTTGCCATTTTTAATTAATTTTAATTATTATACATTTTACTTAATACACGATCTAAAGAAGTCTGCGCTCTTTTTTGTGCATACTTTAGATTGATCTTTTTGTTATCCACTTCTGGATTATGAGAAATAGCTTCAGCAGCTGGAGTTTCTGATAACTCTTGCTTAACTTGCTCCTCAACTTTTTCAAAATCTTCTTTTTCTCCCATCTTAGATTTTAAATCTGCAATAGCATCTTCAAGATTTTTAATTCTTTTTTCCATACCTTCCCAATCATATACAGCAGCCTCTTTGCCATCATCTTCTAATTCCTCTTCTTTCATCTCATCTTCTTTTTGTGGTACATCATCTGATACAACTCTGTAATCAGCAATAATACCCTCTTCTTCAACTACTAAAAGTTTACCATCTTCCATTACATACTCTCCGATTGGCATAGCTACTTTCTCATCATCAGTTACGATAAATATTTCATCACCTTTTTCAAATGAGCTAGATTCAACGATTGTTCCGTTTTCAAGTTTAGCCTGAGCTAACTCTACTTTAACCTCTTCTTGAGTTTCTTTTAACTCAACAGGGTTTTTTTCTATCTCCTCTTCCCCAAGGAAAGTCTTGATATTGTTTAAAATTTCTGTTGCTTTCATATTACTATAACGTGTTTAAATTTATATTTGTATTTTTGATTAAGTTGTTTTAGTTATGTTCCCAATACCTTGCGCTCTTATGCTACCATCACAGCACTTTACATTGTAAGTGTTGTCCTCACACAAACAACCTCTTCTGCCTCCTCTAGGGCTTGATTTACCTGGTATAAATACTTTTCTCATCTACCTTGTCCTTTATATATTTTTTTGTATCCTGTTTGTCCTACACTCGCATTCTTACTATGCGGATGTGATTTTCTTTTTGGTTTTATATATCCTCTAACTATATTTCTAGCCATTATTTAATAGGAATACAATTAGGTACTAACTTTCCATTTTTCATTTTCATTCCGTACTGCTCGTATCCTGCTGTGCAAGGTTTCTTAAGATCTATTAAGTCTAATTCTTTTAACTTTGCAAAGCTCCATCTCTTAGCAGCTAAACCACCCCAAAGTAAATAAGATATAGTACCACACGCCTCTTTATCTGACTCATCATAATACTCCTCAGCTCTACTTAGATAGGAGTACATTCTTTTTATAGTTTCTATGCTTATTGCTTTGCCTTGAGCAAGTTGTTTAGCTCGTATCTTGCCAACTTGAGTAGCACACTTGTTATTTATTTTTTCGTTTAGCTTTATGCCTCTTTTTGCATTGTTTTTTACCGCATCTGGGTAATCAGTATAAGATTCTAACTCTCTTCTCTTACCACCCTTTACTCTACCATCATCTTTTACGATAGATCTAATTACTGATAGCATCTCTGCTGCCTCTTCCTCTTCAAAGTCATTTACAGGCTCTTGAGGGCGTTCAGCTTTATCTGCAAAGTAACCCTCGATACTAAATCCTTTTACTTTTCCTGTTTTTACATATTCATCCCATACCTCATCAGAGTTAACCTTAACTGCACCCATCCAAGTACCTACAGGTACATCTAATCCATACTTTCTAGATTTATCGTGTACATCATCTTCTACTAACCAAGATTCTACTAAAGTCAATCCTTGCAAACTATGCTGATGCTCTAGTGTAGTATTGTTTTGTTTACCATTCATTAAATACAACTGAGATGCTTTCTCTATTGTTTTTTTTGAGAAATAGATATAATACTCTTCCTCTCCACTCTTTCTGTATATTGGTTTATTAGGTACTAGTAATGCACCCATTAAGATTCGCTTCTCGTTTGATACTTCTGCTAATTTAACCTCCTGTGATTTAAGGGCTATAAAATCTTCCTCTATAGCTGGTGATTCCACTAAAGAAATAGCTTCTATCCCTGAAAATACATTGTCACCTAAAATAAGTTCTATAATCTTCATATTATTATAACGTTTAATTTATTTTTTTTGTTTATCCTAAAGTTGCTCCTGTTATTATATTCCTTTCTAACTCTTGAGCTGTTGATACATCTCCACTAACTACAAAGGCTTGTATTGGTGCTTGTTGTTGTTCTCCTAAAGCTGAAGCTAGTGCATTAGCTCCTCCTCCACCTGCTAAGTTAAATTGTGGAGGTATTGATTCTGCTACAGATGGACTTGAAATTGATGGCGCTGATATACTAACACTACCACCTGCACTACCTGCACCTGCTGAAGCCATAGATGCAGCTTGTTTAGTTTTACCAATAGCTTGTTTTACTGCTGATATAATTCCAACCGCCTGAGCTGCATAAGCTATTAATAAAGGTATGTTTTGTGGAAAACCTACTTTAGCGGTTTCTGCGCTACCTGCTGCTACTGCACTACCTGCTTTAGCTCCATCTACTGTAGCTTCTACTGCAGCTTGTTGAGCTTTAATTAAAGTTTTCTTAACCTCTAATATGTTTTCCCTAGCTGCTAATAATGTTTTAGCTACTAAGATAGCTTTACCTAATCTACTTTCTTCTCCTGCTAATCTAACTGCTGTATTAAATGTATGTTCTCTAATTGCTATCTTTTGTGCCTCTATTTCTTTTTCTCTTTGTAATCTAGCCAATTGATCTGCCGCTGCCTGAGCATCAGCTTCTTTTTGCTTTTTAATTTCCTCATCTTGCCTAGCTTTTAATGTCTCAAAAGTTTCTCTATTCACAAAACCAACACCTGGTATAAAGAAATTATTTTCAGCAAACTCTTTCTCTGCTGCTCTTTGCTGATCTAATAAAGCTTTTCTCGCTGCGGCTTCCTCTGCTGTAAATGCAATTATTTGCCCTGTTACTTCTTTTTGTTTTGTTAGTCTAGCTTGTTCTAGTCTAATTAATTCTGCTTTTAAATTTGCCTCCTCATCTAAATCCTCTTTAGTTGATCCACTTAGTTCATTCTCAGCTTGTTTAGCTTGTAGTCTTAATTTAGCAGCCTCTATTTCTTTGTTTGTAATATCTTGCTCTACTTTACCTGCTTCTTTAAGAAACTCAATTCTTTCTTGTACTGTAAATTTTTCTTTGTTTACAGATTGCTCTAAAAGTTCAGCTCTCTTTCTATCAGCCTCTGCTCTTTCTACTATTAACTCTCTTTGTTGTTTATCAGCCTTAGCTCTAAGATCTGAAAGCTCACCTGCTATTGCTATTTCTTTACGAGTTTCTTCTCCAAAGTTTTTAATACCCTCTGTTACATCATTTAATGCCTCGCCTGCTGCTTTAAAGTTACCTGTGAAGACATTAAACATTACATTACCAAAATCACTAATAATGTCAATTACGTTTCCTGTAACAACGCCTATTTGAGTCATTAGTTTAGCAAATCTATTTTGTCCCTCTTCTGAGTTTTTAAACATTGCAACAAGTGATCCTATAGCTAAAACTAAAGCTCCAACACCTGTAGCTAATATTGCTACTCTTAAATTCTTAAAGCTTTTTACTACATTACCTATAGTACCTCTTAGACTTTTAAATTTAGTAATAGCTCCACCTGTAGTGCTATCTAATATATTCCCTAATTCCTCTTGAGATTCTGTAGTTTTATCTACTTGCTTTTCTAACTTAGAATACTCTTTCTGCATTTCATCTAAGTTAGCTACAGCCTCTTTGTATCTTAACTCAAAATCTATATAGACTTTCTTTGCCATAACTGTTCTTTTATTTGTTTATATCCCTCTTTTAATGTTTGTGGTATTTTATATTTACCTTTTGCTATTTTTATATTTTCCGTTTCAGCCTTTGCATAAGGCAATAACTCTATTATATTTCTTATCATTACGTTAATACACTTTCTGTATAAGTTGCTGTTTTAACAATTAGCTCTAATTCTGATTTACCTGTTGTTAAATTCATTCTTATACTATTTATATAATATTCTTCTGTACCTATAGTTATAATGTCATTTAGCTTATAGTTTAACATAAAGCTAATAGGTAATTGTGCTTTCACTTTTACTATTCTGTTTTTCTTATCAAATGTTTGGACTATATATTGCTGATAAAACCTATTAAATAAATTATTAGTATTTACGTTTAGCTTATAAACATCATACTCATTATCGAAGCTTAAAGAATGATCCCCAGTACCAATAATAGTTTCGTTTGGTGAAATGTTAGATGGTGCATTATAGGTGCTAAAAGTACCACCACCAACAATAGGATTACTTGCTGTTAAAAATCTATTAAAGAAAATATAAGGTTTACCTAAAGCCGGTTTGCTATCTGCATCTACCCACCAACCCATAATGTTACCTGAACCTGTTAATGTAGAAGTAGTTGTATTTTGTATATCAAACAAGGGGCTTCTTTGAAAAGGTAGTTTTTGTTCAAATGATTCTCCATCGTATTTTTCAGGAGCTGAATAACTTAAATCAGCAAACGCTTTACTAAATTTATCTACATATTCTAAACCAGTTTTAGTAACAGGATCAGAGTATTTAAAATCTATCCTACTATATGGTATTGATCTATCTATTGTAGAATCATTAATATCTATGTATTTAGTTATATCCCTTGTAGTACCTGCTGTCATAAAGTTATCAAAAGTCTCTACATATATTGTACTGCTATCCAGTTTAGTGTAAGCTACCAAATTAAACATCTTAAAAAGTCCTGTAAGAAAATCTATAATTTTCATTTTAGGTAAGTAATCTTGTATAAATATACTATAACCCAAAGTGAAACCTGCATTACTATAATCGTGGTTTGAAGCTGCTCCGTTTACTGTTTTAATAATTCTCATAGCTTCTGATGGAGGAGTTAAAGGTGAGAAAACTTGTACGTTTTGATCTTCGATTAAAAATTGTATATCATATGTTCTTTGATCTAAAGTGCCACTAGTTAGATTTGTAAGTGTAACAGTTGTAGTAACTGCTGGATTAAGTGTTACGTTATCTCTATAAAACAATAGCTCGTTTGTTGTTATATCTATAACTTTTATTTTACCAAAAAAAGATGTTATACTAGGATCTAACCTTAACCTAATACCATAAGTTTCACCTGCATTTACAACTAACTTACCACCTGTTAAAACATCTCCTGAGCCTGAAACATATGTAAAATCCGCTAAGGTTAGTTTTTTATTTCTAGTGCTAAAGTCAATACCACTATAAGATTCATTGGCACCAGCCTTACTTGTTTTCTCTCTATGCAACCACATATAAAGTCCATCAAACATATCACTACCAAAAAAAGATTTAGTAGTTACTGTAGCACTTTCTAATACAACAAAATCATCATTAACCTCTGTAATTACATTATCACTATTTTCTGCTAATACAAAGTCATCAGTAACCTCATCTGACATATTAAAAGTAATACCATATTGTGTTTGTATAGCTTCTATTATTAGCTTTAGCTTTATAGCAGGTTTTAACTCTTTTTTAAGATTAGCAAAAGTTACATCATATATATTAGGATCTGAGGTAGTTGCGGTGTTATATATATAATAGTTTTGTAATGTTATTAATGGCAGAACTATATTTCTATTTGAGTCGGATGTCGATACCACACCTGTAGTTTGTAATCCTGTTTGAAAAGAATCAAACAAATCATTGTTATTATAACTAATATCGTATGTACTTAAAGGGTTTAATGAGCTTAAATCCTCATTACCAAATAAGTCATTAAGGTTACTAGGCTTTCCAAAAAATACTACTTTATAAGAATAAGGTAAATTGTTTTTCATTCCTACCCCATCTAACCTTATCTTACCTTTTTTAAATGGTACTTGATTTATCTCGATTCTTGCCTCTACTTGAAACCTAGCATCAAATCCACCTGTAATATTGTAGTTATAATAATGCTGAAATAGCTTGTTGTTAGTTGCTGAGGCAGGTAGATTAAAGGTTTGTGAGAAAGGCGTAAATATCTTACTTATATCTAAGATGTTTTGTAAAGAGTCAGTAATATTGATGGATTCATCTTTAAATAAATCAACTCTTGTATCTGCAATAAATAATTGTACCTCACGTTTCATTAAATAATGTTATTAATAATATCGTTAGCATCTTCTACATCTAGTGTATATTGTACTAGTTTATCGTTTACAGATGTTTTCTTTGTTAGTGAATTAGTAACTACTGTAACAGGGTGCCATTGTTTAGTGATAAAAGCATCTCCACTTGGAGTGTCGTAGTATATCCATACATACTCACTTAACATTATATCTTGTATTACATCATTGTAAGCAGTTAATAAATAGTTGGTGTTTAGAGTAAAGCGTTTCCTACCATTTTTGTTAAATGTTAATATTTGATGATCCTTTTTGTCATAAGAGCTAGAGGATTGTGTAAATATATTTCTTTTAAACGTATCACTTTTTGTAGTTATACTTTCTACATTCTTTAAGAAAAAATAAAAGTCCTGTGGAATACCTGCTTTATTAATAAACCTCATCTGTATTGCATCATACTTTGGATTGCATATTCTATCAATAGTCCAAGTATTATTAGTACCAACAACTGTTGTAGCTGAGGTGCTTATGGTGTTTTTTGTTAAAGTTCCTCCTGCCCATTCATAAGCAAATGAAGCTGTGTTATCTGGTAAATAAATCGTTTCTGTACCGCCTGTATTTGTTACTGCTTCATCAGTCGTATCAACCTCTGAATAACCATCCCAAAAACTATTGTATCCATAATAGCCAGTATGTGTTACTGTTGCTGTAGCTAATTGTGTACCTCCACCATCTACCGCATCATAAGCATACCAAGTGCCACTTATTGATACTGTATCTATATCATCTCCTGTTGCTCCACCATAATTAGCTACATAGTAATCTTTTGCTAAAGTAGATAGTTCAAATACTGTTCTATTATTTGTAGCATTTTTTACTATCGTGTATCTTAGTGTGCTATCAATAGTCAACTCTAACTTTGCTGATAAGTGTGTAGCTGTTGTTACATTTAAAAAAAAGGGAGTTCTTAGTAATATCGTTGCCATAATTAGTTTTTATTCATATTCTCAGGGAAAAATCTTTTATCTTGTTCTATATCAAAGACAAATGCCTCAGCTAATTCATCTGGTATATATTTAAAGGCTCTTTGAAAAGGTTTAGTAAAAAAGTAACTAGGTTTTATTCCGTGTAAAAATATACTTCTAGCTACTGCATATTGTAAAGACTTTCTCTTAACAAATTTACCTGACTCATCTCTAGTACCCTCTAATCCTTTTCTTACTACCCATTGACTAAATGCTGAGGGTGGTGGCATCTTGTTTGTGTATTTATAAGGCGTGTTATATTTTGTCTTAGTACCACTTACCCCTAAATCTTGAAAAGCACCATAGTCATCCATACTAAATAAAAGATCTATAGAATCTTTATACTCATTAATTCTGTACTCTAAGCTATCATATAGGTTTTTAGTAACATTCTTTTTTTCTCTTGTAAGATTAGTTCTAGCCTGTTGTATAACATACTTAGCAAACTTGTTTAATATTTCTTTGGTATCTTTTAGTCGCATAAGTTTATATCGTTTTGTACAAACACATCAAAAGTACAAGTCACACCTGCCATCTCATTTTCAAATCTTTCATAAAAGAATTCACAACTAGCATCCCCTGTTAATTGGTATTTATTAAAATGTATTGTGCCTTGCCTTAATGCTCCTACTAATCTGTTTACTACTGCTAATTGTGTATTGATTACATCCTGCTCATTATTGTTACCTCTAAATATATCAGTAGTTTCTTCTTTGCTGAGGTTTACTAAGTCCATAGCTAATACACTTATATTAAATTGTAACACCTCTTCTGTTATTGTAACACTATTTATTATAATATGAGATAAAGGAAAGATTGTTTGTTTAGATAAGTCTATTTCTGTTATATCCCCTGTTGTTACAGTATTAACATTATTATCAGCTAATAACTGATCCTTTATAGTTTGTGTTATTTGATAATATCCTCTTACCCCTTGATTACTCATTTATATTTCTTTTTTTTCTTATTGTTATATACAGCATAGGAAGTGCTGCTAATATGATAAATGTAAATAGATTTAGATGTGGCTCTCCACAAAGTCCTAATAAGTGTTTAATAGTTTCTATCATTTTTTCATTTTCTTTTTAATTTGATTAGCCTCATAGTCTGCCTTATCTTTCATATAGCTTAATGCATATAAACATTCGTGCATACTTAGCTTAGTGATATCTTTAAATCTTCTAATATCTCCTTGAGCGAGTCCGTGAATTGATTGATACCACCCCCATTTTCTTCCAAAATTAGCCTCTGAGCTGAGTTCATCTCCTCCTCCTGTAAATAGCTCAGCATAGTTTTCGATAAGTCCATCCCTAAATGATAAAAAAAAACAATAGAGCCTAATACTGCATCCATCGGCATATCTTTCATTAAATCAGACTTATCACCTTTGTATTCCTCTATTAAATACTTATTGCTGTATCTTTGAATAATAGGGCGGTATAAAACACCCATAGCCTTTTCAATATTATCAAAGTCTCCTATATAAGTATCTAAATCTACATACTCACCAAAAGTCATTTCTTCAATATTTGGTATAAACCCATACTCTACTCCATTAATAGTAAACTCTTTTACCAGTGGAGGCGTTTCTTTAAACATCTCTGATAATACGTTAGTAATATCTCGTATGCTAGTAGCCCTCATCTTTAGAATTAAATCTGATCTAATACCACAAAATATTTCAATCATTTTGATAGCTAGAAAAGATTCATCATCATTATTATCTTGTATCTTTAAAAACTTTTGATACTGAGCTAAAGTTATCTCGTTAAGAGAATTAGGTACTATTACTTCTTTTCTCATACTTATATAACGTAAAAAATAAAAGTTTTAGAAACTAACTTATAGTGTACTTACCTCTACTAGGGTTTTTAAGTTGGAAACTTACAGCGTATCTTACTGCATCTATTAAATGGTTAAATTTGTCTATAGGTGTGTTAGACTTTCTTTCTAACCAAGAGTAGTTGTTTAGTTCTTTGATGAGGTTAATACTATCCTCGCTTATCACTAAATCATAATCCTGTAATAACGATATACCATATGTTACACTACCTTGCCCTTTTACACTAGGCTTTACATTACATCCTTTTGATCGTATCTCACTAATTAGTCTAGGCTCAGCACTATCAGCTACTATTAAGCCATCTTTAGCGTGTTGTTGATTTAAGCGTGTTATTTCGCTTGTAGTTAAGCTAGGTAAGTAAAAACACTCTTTAAGGTATATTCGTTTATTAGAAGTGTCTATATTGGTTTCTATTAGCGTTGTAGGATCATTACTAAATCCATAATCTTGCCCCCATACGCTTACACCTACTTTCTTAAACTCACCAATACTCCAATTACTAAATATTACGCCCTCTGCTTTATCTAACCATCCACCCATTATAGCGTGTTTGTATTTTAGTGGGCGTCTTACTTTTAATTCGTTTATTTGCTTTAAAAATGATTCTGATAGGTTTTCTAGATTGTCTTGGTAGGTAGTGTGTATGTAAGTACAATTATCTTTGGTGTTATTGCTACCCTCTTGTACTCCTTTATCCTCAAAGAATCTTTGATATATCCAATGCTCTTTAGTAGTAGGGTTAAGTATTAATATTATCCTGTTTTGGTTTTTAGTTTCTCGTATTGTTAAATCTATCTTATCAAACGTACCCTCATCTGTTAATTCCTCAGCCTCATCTAATACCCAAGTAGTAACACCTGTAATAGATTTAAGATTTGCTGTTTGATCTCCTGATGATGTTTTAATACCCTTAAATACTATCTTACTTCCTGATCTTATATTTATTATTTCATCTTTGGTTATGTGAAAGTCGTCAAACTTATCTAAGAGTTCTATCTTCTCTATAAATTCAGGTATAATAGAAACATATGCTGAGGTTAGTGTATATCTAGTGAATAGTATTGTGTGGTTTGCCTCGTATGTTAGCAGCACTAGCATTAAGTTAACAGAAAATGATTTACCAGAAGCTCTACCTCCTGTTATTACATAATATCTAGTATCATTACCAATAGCTTGGTATTTAGTGTTTATATCAATCACTTAAACTTGATTAGATCCTTAAAGCTGATACTAAAGCCCTCTGAGCTGCTAATATCTATCTTTTCTTTTGGTTTACCATATCTGTAATTAAAATACATTTGTATTGCTCTTATATCACCTTTAGCTATTAGTTCTCCTAGTTTCTTTAGTGCAATATCACTATCAATAATATTATCTAACCTTTCTACTAATTTATATTCATCAGCTTTAGGTTTTCTACCTGCTCCTAATCTACTACCTCCTCTATTTTCTAGTTTGTACATTTTGAAAAACTTTGATTAATCAAATATATAACGTTAGTTTTCAAGATTTTGTTCTGGTAGTCTTTTTTTAATCTCTAGTATCTCTCTAGATAACTTATCTACCATTATATAAAGATTAGCTGTTATTCTTTCTATCTGTGCTATCTTTTGTTTTTGTGTCCATTTCTTATCTTTCAAAATAATCTTGTTTGTTGTTTATGTTGTTCTATTCGTTTGTTTGCTGCTTCAAAGTATTCTTTGTCTATTTCGTATGCTGTTAGCTCAAAGCCTAAATTATGACAAGCTATAGCTATTGAGCCACTACCTAAATGTGTGTCAAGTATTGTATCTCCCTCTTTAGCATAATTCATAAGCAACCACTCATATAACTGTATAGGTTTTTGTGTAGGGTGTATGCTTCCACCCTCCCACATTATTTGATGCTGAATTTGCTTTCCTGTGTCAAATACTTTACCATTGATGTTATAAGAAGTCCATAATAATTCAGCTTGTGCAAAATTAGGTGCAGGATTGTTTTTTACCCAACAAATAAAAGATTTGGTGGAGTATAAATGCTCCATAAAATAATTAGCTCCACAAATAATTTGATTTTGACTTACTCTAAATAATTCTTTGAAATAATATTTATTTGGAGTTGCATCATCCCAATTTTTGTTTTTCGCTTCATACTTTTTTCTTGAATGTAAACCCACACCTTGAGCAGCACCAATACCATAAGGAGGATCAACAATAGCTAAGTCAAACTGATTGTCTGACATCTCTTTCATTGCCTCCATACAGTCTTGATTGTATATCATTCTGTTCCTGATATTATTTGATCGTGTGGTATTCTGTAAGTTCCAAACTGTTCATCATAACCATCATTAAACTTATCTCCCTCGATCTCTTTTTGGAGATGGGCAAGGCTGCGCCAAGCAATCTTTGCTGAGTGGCGTACCCCATCAATATCATACATACCATTTTCCATTAAGTGTCGCATAAGTGCATCTAAGTCATCACTACTCTTTTCTCTGTCCCAATGTATATCTTCGTCTGGGTGATGTTGTTTACTTCCTATGTAGCTAACTCTTGCTACTTCGCATAAAGCGTCAGGAAAGTATTTTATTAGCCCTCTATACAAGGGTGTCTCTTTTCTCTTTTGTTTGTTCTTTTCCATCTATTTCTTTTAAGGGTAATGTATCAACTATCATCAAAAGTTTCTTTAAGTCCTTTGATTTTGTGTAGTCTACTATGTGGTTTATTAATGCTTTTCTTAATTTTGATTTGTTTCTTAGTCTAAGTAAGATAATATCAAAATACTTATCTAATAAAGGATTATATCTTCTATGAGTT